AATGATTTTTTACTAAATACCATACGGTCAAGAAAAAGACCGTTTGCGAAGTGGGCTAAGTCTGAAAAAAGTGAAGATATAGAATGTATTAAACATTACTTCAATGTCTCCGATTCTAAGGCTTTAGAAATCTCTCGTCTACTAAGCAAAGAACAAATCCAAGTCCTAAAACAAAAAATAGAAACCGGTGGATTGAGGAAATGAAATGGTAGATATTAATAAATTCGTAGAAGTTCAATTGGTAGAACAAGATGATTTTTTAAAGGTCAGAGAAACCTTAACTAGAATTGGAGTATCATCAAGAAAAGAAAGAATTCTTTATCAGTCGTGTCATATATTACACAAGCAAGGTAAGTACTACATTGTACACTTTAAAGAGTTATTTGCACTTGATGGTAAGCCTTCAAACATTACAGAGAATGATATACAAAGACGTAATGCTATCGCCAATCTTTTAGAAGAATGGGGATTAGTAAAAATTATGAACAAGAAAGTTATGGAAGATAACTTAGCACCAATACATCAAATTAAAATTATTTCCTTTAAGGAAAAAGATGACTGGGAATTAATACCAAAATACAATATAGGTAAAAAAGAAAAGATTTAAGAAAAAGTCTTGACATAATATAAATATTATTGTATAATTTTGAAAAACATTATGGTGTTATCATGAAAGATAAAAAAATTCGATTGGTAAATAAATATACAAAAGAAATTGTATACACAAGGGATTATGATAATGTAGTTAAAGAAGGTGTGAACGAATTCATACAAGTCTTTAATGAAAATAATCCCCAAAGAACTTACCTTGTCAATAGAGAAGCATTTACTATTGACAAGAATAAGTCATGATGCCTTCGGGGTCATGAAATTTTAACTTGCTTAATTAAGGAGAAAAAGTATGACACGCATTTCATTTGGACCTTTGTTCCATCAAACTCTTGGCTTTGAAAATTTTATTCGTGATGTTGAAAAGCTTCTAGAATCGGAAGCTAGGCCAACAACATTTCCGCCACATAACATTATCAAAGTTGATGACAATCGTTATATTGTGGAACTTGCTGTTGCTGGTTTCTCAAAGGATGAAATTGAAATTACAAGACAAGATGGTGTATTGAAGATTGTTGGTAATAAAAATCATGAAGATATGGGACAAGCACAGTATCTTTATCATGGCATTGCAGCACGTTCATTCAGTAAAAATATTACAATTGCTGATACTGTAGAAGTACACAGTTCAGAATTTAAAGATGGCGTACTGCGTATTGGTCTTATCAATGTTATTCCTGAACATAAAAAACCAAAACGTATTGAAATTGGTAGTGAATTAAATTTCTTTGAGCCACAACTGTTGCAAGAAGAAGTTTCTACAAAATCTAAAAAAGCAGCTTAATTTATGGGGGCTCTGCCCCCATTCATGGAGAAAATAATACATGATGAGAAGAGATCAAAGCTTTCGTTTACCGAAAGAAATCAAACGCATTTTGTCCTCCAGTACAAATGCAAATTCACACGAATTAAAAAACTTGATGATTGAAGCAATCATTTCAGGATCAAAAGAAGCTCCCAGAGAAAAGAAAAAAAATAAACATAAGTTAGTAGTTGAGATCGAATCTGAAGAATGAAACGAAAGTTCATTCTAGCTCACATGAAAGTTGCTGAAGTGTATTCAGAACTTTCATCAGCTAAGAGATTGAAGGTTGGTGCCGTAATTGTGAAGGATGATACAATTATAGGTATCGGTTATAATGGTATGCCTTCTGGTTGGACTAATCAGTGTGAAGATGAAGTGTTGAACGCACATGATTCTAACTCGCAATTGAAAACGAAACCAGAAGTGATTCATGCAGAATCAAACGCCATTTCTAAGGTTGCAAGGTCTACAAATTCTACTGAAGGTTCATATATGTTTGTAACTCATGCACCTTGTTTAGACTGTGCAAAATTAATACACCAATCTGGCATCAGTAGAGTTTACTATAAAAATGTTTATAGAAACGAAGATGGTCTAAAATTTTTAGAAAAGTGTGGTGTTAAAATAATGAATATAGAATGAAAGAAAAATATGTTGTGCTTACCTGATGATATGATTGGTAAACCAGTAGGTTTCACCTGTTCAACATTCGATTTACTTCATGCCGGTCATATACTCATGCTCGCTGAATGTAAACAGATATGCGATTACCTTATCGTTGGTTTACAAACTGATCCAACAATCGACAGACCAACAGTAAAAAACAAACCAATACAATCTGTAGTTGAGAGGTATGTTCAATTATCGGCTGTAAAATTTGTAGATGAGATTGTAGTCTATGAAACTGAAAAAGATTTAGAAGATTTATTAATGTTTTTACCTATCACGATTCGAATTTGTGGTGTGGAATACAAAGATAAACCTCTAACTGGTTTGGATATTTGTGATAGTAGAGGAATAAAAACATACTATAATTCCAGAAGTCATAGATTTAGTTCAACAGAGTTGCGTAAAAGAGTTTATGAAAAGGAAAAATCATGACAAAAGTTTTTACAGATGTGGCAACATTTATGACTGCTGCCGGGCAAACTATTAACCAAAACAATCAAGATCAGGCAGATTTATACCTTAAACTGATACATGAAGAATTTTTAGAGATGATTACTGCCATAACAAACAGTGACGATGTATTGACAATTGATGGATGTTTTGATACAATATGGGTTATCGTTGGGTATATGTTATCGAGAGGTTGGAGTTGCGAAAGAATATGGGATGAAGGTGCCTTAAGCAACCTTAAAAAAATTGATAAGGCAACACTGAAAGTTTTGAAACGTGAAGATGGTAAAGTTTTAAAACCTGAAGGATGGCAACCTCCCGATTTTAGTAAATTTGTTAAAAAATGAAAGGCATCAATATGATTAATGAAGTAATTAAAAAACTTGTAGAAACAAATAAAAACATTTCCAAAGCATACAAGTATGATTTGGTCTATCGTGATTATGATGACATGGTAGAACTAATTGGTCTTGTTGATGACCCAACTTATGATATGAAAGATTTTGAAGGTAGAGAGATGTTGTTCCCTAAACGTTGGTTAACCCTTGAAGTATATGATTCAAAAATGGAGGTTTTGGTATAATGGCTGTTAAACTAATCACATTCAAAACAAATCAAACACTTATTGGATCAGTAATCGAAAATGATGTTTTTGAAACTGTAACTATTCGTGAACCTGTACAAGTAGTTGTCGTACCTCCACGTTCTCAAACTGACCAAGGAGGTATTGCTTTTTCTCCTTATCTAGAATATAGTAACGAATTTAAAACAGGAATTAAAATTAACAAGTCCGATATTTTGTGCATCAATACTCCAGTGGTTGAATTGGAAAATCAATACAATCAAATCTTCGGTTCAGGAATTCAAATCGCATCAAAACTTGTTTAAATGAAAAAATATTACACCAACGTTTCGACATACGGAAATAATATTCTATTTCGAGGTGTAAAGGACGGTCGGAGAGTTAAGATGAAAATCCAATACTCTCCGACTTTGTTTTTACAATCGAATAAGAAAACAGAATGGAAAAATCTATTCGGCGAAAATCTGGAATCTAAAAGATTCGAAACGATACGTGATGCTCGTGATTTCATAAAGAGATATGATGAGATTGAGAATTTTAAAATCTATGGTAATTCTAGTTTCGAATATGCCTTCATTGCTGAAACGCAACCAGGAATGATTGACTGGAATATCAATGACTTAAAAGTTTCTATCATTGATATTGAGGTGGGATCAGAAAATGGTTTTCCTGATCCCTATAAAGCAACAGAACCAATTACAGCCATCGCTATTCGTGACTTGAATGGTGATATGGTCGTTTATGGTTGTGGTGATTACGACAAAGAAAAAGATGAGACTAACAAAGATAAAAATGTTAAGTATGTAAAGTGTCGTGATGAATATACTCTTTGTAAAACTTTTCTTGATGATTGGGAGGAAGATTATCCAGATGTAATTTCTGGTTGGAATATTAAGTTCTTTGATATTCCTTATTTGGTCAATCGATTCAATCGTATTCTTGGTGAAGAGATTACTAAGAAACTTTCACCTTGGAATAATGTTTATGGCCGAGAAAAAATCATACGTGGTAAGAATATGACCTCTTATGATTTAACTGGTGTAGCTACATTAGATTACATTGAATTGTACAAATGGTATGCGCCTGGTGGTAAATCGCAAGAATCTTATCGACTGGATAATATTGCTCACGTAGAACTAGGTAAGAAAAAAATTGATTACTCTGAATATGATAATCTACACCAACTTTATCGCCTAAACTTTCAAAAGTTTATTGAGTATAACATCGTTGACGTTGAACTTGTTTTTGAACTAGAGAGTAAATTAAAACTTATCGAACTTGGTTTAACTTTGGCGTATGATACGAAAACAAACTATGAAGATATTTTCGCACAAACTAGAATGTGGGATTCTATCATCTATTCATATCTGTTTGAGAAGAATATTATCGTACCACCTAAGATCATAAAGAACAAGACAGAAGCTTTTGAAGGTGCTTATGTCAAAGAGCCTCAAGTTGGTATGCATAACTATGTGGCAAGTTTTGACTTGAACAGTCTGTACCCACATTTGATGATGCAGTATAATATTTCGCCAGAAACATTATC